TTGTTGGCGTGTCCAAGGTGGACACACGATGTTTTCTCGCATTAATGCGAGAACTAGCCCAAAAAAATATCCTTTGCTTCCTTGCCAGTCAGCTTTAAGGCGTCCACAAGGTTGTGCATCTCACCAACAGTGAATGCGTCCACGCCACTTTTTGTCTTCCGGTAAAATGTGCTAGGGTTCATACCAATCTGAACTGCGAGTTCATCCACAGTCAAATTTGCGGCACTGATTTTCTGTTTTAACATCTGCATCTTATCTGCCATCTAAAATCTCACCTCCGAACTCGCATTTATGCGGGTTGACATTATAATAACACTCGCAATAACGCAAGTCAAGCATTTTATTGCACTTTTGCAAGATTTTTTGAATTATTTACTTGCAAAAGTGCAAGTATTAGTGTATTCTTATGTCATAGGAGGCGCATCATGACTACAGGCGAACGCATAAAACTTCAGCGCAAAAAGTTGAGCATGTCAGCTGAACAACTTGCCGAAAAAGTAAACCTTTCACCGGCAACAATTTACAGATACGAAAAAGGCGATATTGAAAAAGTTCCCGCCGACATACTGAAAAAAATAGCTCGGGCGCTTAATTCTTCGCCCGCATACCTCATGGGCTGGGAACCAGACAGCAAGCCCCCCATCCCCGCCGGGTTCCAGCCGCTGCCGAAGCGGGACCGCATCCCGCGTGTGGGGCAGATCGCCTGCGGCACACCCATCCTCGCGGAGGAGAATGTCGAGGCCTACGATGAAGTCCCCAGCGATTGGCACGCCGACTTCACGCTGCTATGCCAGGGCGACAGCATGGAGCCAAAAATCAAAGACGGCGATGTCGTAGCCATTCACAGCCAGCCGATGGTCGAGAACGGCGAGGTCGCTGCCGTCCTGATCGATGGCGAGGCCACCCTCAAGCGCGTATTTCTTTTCGATGATCATATCGAGCTGCGCGCCGAAAACCCCACATTTCCGACTATCCTGCGCATCGGCGAGGACATGAACACCATCACCATCGAAGGCAAGGCCGTTGGCCTGTGCCGGAAGTTGTAAATAAGGTGCTTAAAATGAAAAACCCTTCATCAAAGAAAGCTATCAAAGTTCTTTCGCTTTTGAGCGCTGTTCTTGTCACTTTTATTTTATTTTCGTATTATCTCGTAGAAGGCCATGGCATTTTCATTTCTTTGGCTAGTTCGCTTTTGGTTGCGCTTTTAGTTTATGGGTTTGTTCTGATTTGTCTGCAACAGCTACTGGGGCAGAACGGCAAAGAGTTTAAAGCACCGGGGTCATTTACCTCTAACAAAAATAATCGCATTTCATTGGTAAATGCCCCTGATGATATAGAAAGCCTCAAAAAGTTGACAGATTATGTCGTGCTTGATACTGAAACCACCGGCCTCAGCCCAGAAAAAGATCAGGTGGTTGAAATCGGAATCATTACAGTCAAAAATGGAGAAATCACAAACGAATATACAAGCCTCATAAAGCCGACTATTCCTATTTCTTCGGAGGCTACCGCCATAAATGGAATTTCCGAGTCTGACTTGCGCGATGCCCCGCAGTTAGAGGATATAATTCCAGATGTTGTATCAAGAATAAAAAATCAGATTGTTGTTGGGCACAATGTCACTTTCGACTTAGCTTTTGTCTCTCGTGCTATTTCAGACCACACCGAAATAGCATCTATTTCTTATATTGATACGGTAAAAGTTGCTAGAAACTGCATCCCCGGGAAATCTTATAAGCTGCAATCTCTTGCAAATCGTCTATGCCTAGATACAGGTACTGCTCATCGCGCTTTGGATGATGCAAAAACCACAAACAGCTTGTTGCAATATTGTATCCGAAAAATGACTACAGACGAGAAGGAATTTACACATCAGGAACGCGAACGGAAAAAATCACAAAAGGCCGCTATCGCAAAGGAATTTGCATGGTCACCTATTTTTGATAAAAATTTCGCTTTTACCGGTGATTTTTTCCTTGACCGGGATTACCTTGAAGGCTTATTAAAGGATGTTGGCGCGAATCTTCGGGAAAAAGTAAACACCAAGACCGTATATCTTGTTGTCGGGGACATTTCTCACCTTCCTGAATGGGCGGTTGCCAGAAAGCTCGGTAAGGCAAATGAACTGATTGCCGAAGGACAGAATATAACCAAGCTGACGGAAAGTGAATACATTGCGCTTATTGAACAAACAAGGGTTCTTAAGCAGAAAAATCGTGAGTGACCCCAAGCTTGACAAAATCTCTATCGAAGGCAAAGCCGTCTGCCTATACAGGAAGTTGTAACAAACCGCAGCAGCGGTATAAAATAGGAGGTACTTATTATGGGCATTTTTGACACGCTTCAGGAGGAATCCACATTTTCCAGGGCATCCGGCAATAACTACAACTACGTTGTGCTACAAGTCGTCCTGAAAGAAAAATTCATCGGGACCGGCTCCGGCAATCTGACGGAATTGGAGAAAGTCATCAATGAGCAGGCCGCAAAGGGGTATCGCCTGCACACGATTTCTACTACCAGCAGCGGCAGCAAAGGCCTGATGGGTGGCGACCGTATCCAGGCAACTATGGTATTTGAAAAACTGGAGTGACAGTTGCAAACCGAGGTCGGAAAACCCCACATTTCCGACTATCCTGCGCATCGGCGAGGATATGAACACCATCACCATCGAGGGCAAGGCCGTTGGCCTCTGCAGGGGACTGTAAAAATAGCCCTTCTCTACTGAACGAAACTCAAAGGAACAGAATTTAGACTATGGAACAGTAAGGAGAAAGCATTGGAAAACACAGTGAACCGTCTTATTGATAAATCAATCGAGTCCTTTTTGATGGCGATTGAAGTGTATAACAAGCCAACGATTCATTACCGCATCGAAGGATTCTCTATGTTCATTTGTAATGCTTGGGAGCTATTGCTTAAGGCACATATGATGAACACGCAGGGGGAAAGGTCAATCTATTACAAGGATAATCCGAACCGAACATTATCCCTTGAGAATTGTATCGAAAAGGTCTTTACGAACAGAAAAGCGCCCCTGCGGCTGAACCTTGAAAAGATTATCGAATTGCGGAATACCAGCACACATTTCATCACAGAAGAATACGAGATGGTCTATGTGCCGCTGTTTCAGTCCTGTGTATTTAACTATACAGAAAAACTGCATGACTTTTTTGGCATTGAAGCAAACAAGTATGTTCCGCAGAATTTTCTCACATTGACGGTAAGTATGCGTCCGCTGGACGTGGAAGAGATCCGTGCAAAATATCCGCCGGAATTGGCAAACCGCCTTTTACAGGCAAGCGCAGACATACAAAGCCTATCGGCAGAAGAAAATAACGCAGCATTTGCCATTCGCATTGAACACTATCACTACATCACAAAAGACAAAGACAAGGCAACCTCGACCATACATATTGACAAGAATGCAGAGACGAGTGGTGTTATCATCAAGGAAATACAGGACCCGAATAATGTCTACCCATTCAATGAAAAACGCTGTATTACCAGAATAAACAAACGCTTGGCAAGTGATGGCGTTGCGGTTACAATCAACAGCTACCATTTTCGACTTTTTGTGCAGCATTATGGAATAAAGAGTAATCCAAAATTGTGTTACAGCTATAATGTTCCTTCGCATCCTATGTATAGTTACTCTATGGCAACTATTGATTTGATTGTTATGGAAATAGAAAAAGACCCGGAGAACATTCTCCAGGTCTTAAAAGAAAGGTCAAAAAAAGAGGAGACCCCAGGGGCAAAGGATTCTAAGCATTAAGCCTACTCCCATTCGGGAACCCAGCCTTTTTCCTTCACGAGTCTTCCTTTATCTATATTATACACAGTTCGGATCCATTATGCAAGCGGTACGAACACTTTTGTAGGAATTACCAAAAAAGCAAAAAACGCCCCACGGCTGCAACCGTGAGACATTTTAGTGGCTCGGCGTGTCCAAGGTGGACACAATACGAAACCCTTCCAACTCGTATTGTACCACCTCCGGACACGCTTGTCAAAGTGTATCGTAAGGAGGTTTTTACATGGCGAAAACGAAAAAACGCGCGGACGGCCTGATCGAGCGCTGCCGCGTCATTGATGGCAAGACCCGCCACTTCTATGGCCGCACCGCAAAGGAGGTGCAGGCCAAGCTCGACGCGGCCCTCATAGAGGCCAGCACCCGCCGGGACAGGGGAGACCCCTTCTGCGAGGTCGCAGAGGCGTTCTGGCGCGCCAAGGAGCCGTGCATCAAGTATGGCTCCCGCCGGGGCTACCGCCACAAGGTGGAGCTTGCCAAGGGCTGGTTTGAGGGGCAGGGCATGCGCGAGATCAGCAGCACCGACATCAACCGCGAGCTGATGCACATGGCCGCGCAGGGCTACGCCTACAAAAGCATTGCCGGGCAGAAGTCGGTGCTCTCCCTTATCTGGCAGTATTGGTGCGCCGAGATGAACGGCGACACCAATCCCTGCACACTGCTCAAGCTGCCCCAGGGGCTGCCCCAGAAAAAGCGCCGCGCCCCCACAGAGCAGGAGATCGCCGATGTTAAGGCCCACCCCGAGGGCTTCGGCCTCTGCCCGGCCATCATGATGTACGCCGGCCTGCGTCTGGGCGAGGTGATGGCGCTGCAGAAGAAGGACCTCGCTGACGGCGCGATCCGCGTGCGCAAGGCCGTGGTCTGGCACAACAACTACCCCGAGCTGGAGGAGCCGAAAACCGACAGCGCCTACCGCACCGTGCCGATCCTCAAGCCCCTGCAGGATGCGCTCGGCAGCCGACTTGCCGATCTGGCCGATGATGATTTCATCTTTGGCGGCAAAAAGCCCATGACGAAGAGCCGATACCAAAACGCCTGGCTGCAATACTGTATCAGCATCGGCCACGCTCACGACAGCGGTAAGCGCTATAAAACCGGCAAGACCAGCGTCACCGGCGAGGCACTCTACAAGGCCGTGCTGGAGGCCGACTTCACCGCCCACCAGCTCCGGCACGAGTTCGCCAGCGTGTTGGTCGAATGCCAGATTAGCCCGCAGGTCGCCAAGGAGCTGATGGGCCACGCAGACATCCTGACAACCCAGCGCTGGTACGCCGAGGCCAAGGCCAGCGCCGTCGATGAAGCCACACGGATCCTCAACGCACACTTCACCGCATAAACCGCATTGGTTCGTATATTTTTCGTAAACAATCAATCTTCCACACCATAGCGCACATTGTAACAAATTCAAATCTCTCTTACTCCGCCAAATCAGCCGATATTTAACGCTAACACGTTGAATATCGGCTGATTCTTTTTGTATTTTCCACCCTTTTCTGCTCGTAAATATTCGTAAAAAACGCCCTAAAGCACCAGAAAACGCAACGGGTGCCTACGTCGGTGCCTACACACAATCTTCGTATCGTACTACCGTTTCCGTGCCATCCCGGAAACGGTTTGTCTCCAACCTCTCTCCGCATTTTTCAAACACTTTCCCCGATAAACGTAAAAATTTGCCAGGGAAGTGTTGCTTTAACATTTTCTTCCTTTTCTGCCCGTGCCTTGCAATCCCGCGGCAAATCCGCTATACTCATTCTATACCATTTTATAAGTGAGGTGTCCGTTATGCGGTTATTTGATGTGCTCGGCCCGGTCATGACGGGGCCGTCCAGCAGCCACACGGCGGGTGCGGTGCGCATCGGCAGCACGGCGCGGCGGCTTCTGGGGGAGCAGCCTGCCGAGGCCGAGATCCTGCTTTACGGCAGCTTTGCCGCCACGGGGCGCGGCCACGGCACGGACCGGGCGCTTGTCGCCGGGCTGCTGGGCATGCAGCCGGACGATGACCGCATCCCGCACAGCTTTTCCATCGCCAAGGAGGCCGGGCTGCACTTTAAGATCGGCACCACAAACCTGCGCGGTGCGCACCCCAACACGGCGGTGCTGCGGCTGACCGGTGCGTCGGGCCGTAAGCTCGAGGTCGTCGGCGCGTCCATCGGCGGCGGGCGGATCAACATCTGCCAGATCGACGGCATCACGACGAATTTTGGCGGAGACCACAACACGCTGATCGTCCACAACCAGGACACGCCCGGCCATGTGGCAGCCGTCACCACCTGTTTGAGCCAGCACGGCGTCAACATCGCCACGATGCAGCTCTACCGCTCGACGGCAGGCGGCTACGCCGTCATGGTGCTGGAGTGCGACGAGCCTATCCCGGACGAGATCGCCGGGCAGCTGGGCAGCCAGCCGGGCATCGTCAAGGTCACGATTCTGAATCTGTAAGGGGGGCGGGAAAGATGGCATTTTCATCCGTGCATGAGATGATCGACCTCTGCAAGGAGAGCGGCAAGCCGCTGTATGAGGTCATCCTTGAGAGCGATCTGGCCGAAAGCGGCCTGACCCGCGCCGAAAGCGAGGCCGAGATGCACCGTCTGTGGGCAGTCATGCAGGCCACCAGCGACGGCTACTGCGGTGCAGACCGCTCGATGAGCGGCTTTGCGGGCGGCGACGCGGCCAAGGTCAACGCGGCAGCGGCGCGCGGCGTGCTCTACGCCGACGGCTACTTTGCCGACGTCATGGCCGAGGCACTGAAAACCGCCGAGTGCAACGCCTGCATGAAGCGCATCGTGGCCGCGCCCACGGCGGGAAGCTGCGGCGTG